TGGGCTGCGTGTGCCACTTTAAGCCTTGTATCTATATCAGCCTTTTCACTTCCTAGGCTAGTTACCAATCTTGACTGCTCTCTCACTGCGTGCCTCCAAGTTAAGTTCAGCTACTTTAAACTCGTTTTCGTCTTCATGCTTCTTAACGTCAAGCATAAACTCTTGTTCTTTAAGTGCAAGTTCTTCACGATCAATAGCAAGCTTCTCTTGCTCGATCTGGATTTGAGCCATTGTTGCTTGCATCTGAGCTTCCATCGCTTGCTGCTCTGGGCTTGGCCCTTCTTGCTGGCCTGTAAACTCAACGCCTGGATCGGTGAAGTAGCGACCGTATGCCGCTTTATCATACAATCTGACCATATCCTCTTGCAACTGAACGATCTGGTAAGGCATTACAGTAACGCCTAGACCGCCAGCAGCAACCATTTGCTGTTGTGCAGCCATAGTCTGTTGCATATGGAATAATTGCTCAGTCTTTGACCCGTTACCTAGACCAACTAGCACAGTAACGTCTTTGCGAGCATTCCAAGTACGAGGATCTACTTCAACAAACTTGTTATCTAATCGGAAGATAGCCTTGTCATCTGCATGAGCAATCTCTAACTCGTAGATACCCATAAAGACTTTACGCAAGAACTCACCAAACTCACGCGCAATCAGGCGAATACGAGCCTGACGCTTACTAATTACCTGACTAACCGCACCCGCAGCAGTGTTGCCGTTAAGGATGTTTGGATCTAGTGAGTTGTCTGTAGAGCCTACATTGGCCTCTAGCATCTGATCAGCTACACCCATCATGTTATATGTGTGAGCACCGAATGATGGCTGGCTTGGGAATGAGATAGCGTTAGGATGCTTAACAAGGTACGGAGCACCAGGCTTACTACTCATTACTGAGTCTAGGTCTACTTGGCCCTCAACGACCACAGGACGACCGTTATTTAAGTTGTACTGATTATCTAACTGGTTACGCCAAAGTGTGCTCTTGACCTTCTGAATAGGTGCTGCGGCATCCGCAGGGCAAAGACCTGTAAGCTTGTGAGGCATACGAATAGGAGTCCAGATTTCAAACGGAATCTCGTCTACTTCTTCGATGTTTAATACGATATTGCCAATCTTGCAAACTTTAAGAAGCTCATCGTAACCATCTTCGTCACGATCAACTCTAATATAAACTTCATGCAGGTCATACATCTTGCCGATGTAGTTTTCATCACCATCGTAATCATCAGTGTCAAAGTTACGAGCAATACGCTCAGGTGAGTCATACTCGTTATAACCTGATGATGTGGTAGCCTTGTCAATTTTGCTTTCTTCAAAGCCCATCTCTAACAGATCGCTTTTAGACTTCTGGCTGCGCTGACGTACAAAACGAGCCTCTTGCACTGTAGCTGCATTACGATCAATGCCAAATTCTTCTGGTGGTACTACTTCAACGCGAGTGCAGCTTTCAGTAACCGTACGAAGCATTTTGCCTTGGTATGTATTAAGGCCAGTAAGCTCGTCAAGCACTTCTTCAAACTCTGTAATTTCAATTTCAGGATCTGAGTCAAGGACTTCAAATGCTGGCTGAGAAATGTCTTCAAACGAGTGAGTCGTTGTTTTGTCTTCCATAGCTCGCCAACGCTTAATAACACCCTGACGCTGAAGAAGGCCATCAATAAGGCTATCCATAATATTGCTAAAGCCATCGTTTTGACGATAGAAAACATAACGTACCCAATCTGTTGCTTGCTGTGCTGCTTCGACATCTTCTGGCCCTTCTGGTTCAAACCTAACAGTTTCATCATCAGCTACAAATAACTCAGCTATATCTGATTTAATATTCTCAACGCTTTGATAGACTTCTCGCGTAACAATACTTGAGTAGCCATCCCGCTCATTTCCGTACCGTTCACCAAGGTAATAATCAAGAAGGTCTGCACGAGTTTGTGCAGCATCGCTATCCATGTGATCAGACACGTTATCTTCATATGAATCAATAGTGCTTAATAGTTCTTTGTTTGTGATCATTATGTGACCCAGTTGTAATTGCTTGATTCCTTAGTTTCCCAAGGTCGCTGTCTTTTGCTTTTATCTTTTGTTGGTATAGCAAACCTCTGGCTTTGGTATGCGTATCTTGTGGCTGACATTAAATCGTCTGCCTTATCTACTATCTTACCATTCTCGCCAAAGTGATACATTCCGTATTCTTGCTGCCAAAAATGGCAACTCTGAAATACTTTAAACAAACCTTTTTCCATCGCTTTCGACATTGCAGTAATACCTGCCGAAATCTTTATATCCCCTTTTGTCTGAGATATATCTGGCGGGTTAGTAAAATGTTCAGGTAAGAAGTTTACTCCTTCCTGACGATACTGCTCTGCCATCGAATCACCGCCATCAAACGATCTATTACCATCGTGAGGCCAAGCTATAGGTGGCTGACAAGTTCTTTGCCTGATTGCTATAGCGTGTTGTGTTGCTGTTTGACGAGATTCTCTATACTCGTCTGTAACATAAAAGCAGCCATTGTCTGGATTTATTGCACCCCAAACAATAGCTGTAGGGTGATCAAACCCAAAATCTATACCCGATATTCTCAACCAGTGAGAGGGTATCTCAAAGTCTTCTACAACCAACCTTTCTAGTGAGTATGGGAACACCATACCTCTACCGAATACTGGCTGGCCTTTTGTTCTCATCTCTCGTTCGTTAGGAAGGTACTGAGCTAGTATCTGCTCTTTTGCATCCTCATCTAAGTGAGGCGCTTCATCCCAACCTGCTTGGACAAGAAACTGACCTTTTTTTCTTTCCTTTAAAAACTGCTGGATAACTGGAGTCATTCCACTCTCTGGGGTAAACGTCATCATAACGAAACCCTTTTTATCCAGCGTTCGAGTCAAGCACTGTGTATATATGTTCTGTGCTGGCTGCTCATCTAGCCAAACCCAGTCAAGAGAAGAACCCATGAACTTCTCTTCACCCATCTCGTAAGACTTAAACGAGACTACAGATTCACCGATGTGATTACCTTTCTCATCGTGAAACTTAACTATAATACTTTCAACTGCATTTGGTATTTGCGGTTTACGCACTACATCTACAATACAATCTTTTGGTATAGCTCCAGATCCACGCAAGTCAATGTTTACAGGATCACCTAATAGTTCACGTTGTAATATGTCTCTTGTGGTAACTGTACTAGCACCAGCAGCCCACGCAGTAATAGGCTTCTTAAATCTATGACCTGTCCACCAATCAGGATATTTTCCTGTTAAGTGGCAAGCGCTTATCCTAGCTCCAGTGTAAGTCTTACCTACCCTGTTACCCGCCATAGCCAAACACTGATTGGCCTCTAAGGTAGCATTAGCTAACAGCTCTTGCCACCCATAAGGCTCCCAAGCATTTATCTGGTTAAATAAACGCCTTTGCTCTCTCTCCTGAACTAAGAGTAGTAACTTCTCTTTTTCAGCCTTCTTTAAGTTTTTGGACATTTTGGGATGATTCAATCAGCTCGGATAGTTGTTCATCAAGTTCTGCATCAGAAAGGTCTGATACGGTTTGTTTAACATTTAGTTCTTTAGGCTTATCATGGCCTGTTCTGTGCAGAATATCTTGAGCCGCTTTTAAGCGGATCTCTGGTCGATTGTCTGGATCAACCATAATATCTTCTATAATCTTAGTCGCAAGAGAAGCAACCTGATTTTCTTCAACCAGGTCATCTCTTTTTTCTTTTATTATTTCTTTTAAGTCTTTGTACAAGCGGTAAGCGTTACCGTTATCAGGCGCATAACCTGCTAGACGGAACGCATCCATTACAGTCATCTTTGTAGGATCTCGGCCTTCGTGATAACCACGAGCCATTAAATCAACAAACTTTTCCTGCTGCTTGGTTAGCTTTCTTTTCTTTTGTCGTTTAATCATTAATCGAAGTATACGCCTTTATTTCCATCGGTAGCCGACTTTCTAGCCTGAAACGTGCTTGATGTTGAGCCTTGAGCAGTAACTACGCCAGTTTGCTGGCCTGCATTGCAAAGAGTTCCTACACGAGTGTATAAGTTGTTTGTGCTGTTTTTAATAAACAAATCTACTGATTCGTTTGCACCTAAAGCTGGCTGACACCAAAAAGCTTGTGAAGCACCTGCATCTAATGTGAAATCAGCTCCTGATGCTGCTGCTGATCCTGGTGTAATGTATTGTGTTGACATGGGTTTATCCTTTTGAAATTGTGTTATGAGTAATAATACTGCGCTCTATTGATGACCCTGATGCTCTATCTGGAACTGCTAAAGACAAACCAATGTTGTCACCTTCCAGTATAGTTACAGGTAATGGATTTGTAACACCTGTCTGTTTCCAAATTAAACGACTATATCCAGGAGTGACAGGGCCACTACCACCCTTTTCCCAAGTTACTGAGCTATTGTCAAAGTATTCTTGCAAAATTGGGTATCCAGTGCCATTCACAAACAATGTCAAATTGCCGCCATATGGGTTTTCATCAAGTTCGCCCTCAACCCAAACATGGAAACCTGCTGCTG